TAATTAATATTTTTGCCTTTTCTTTTTTCCCGCCTTCTTCCAAGCCCTTCTCGTAAGGTTCTCTGTACAGAGAAGATTGCATAAGGATTTCCTCCTTTACGAATTTTTCATATTTGCCCTTTTCATAGAGCTTCTTTAGGCATTCCACCAAAAGGAAATAATAATCGGAATCCGGGAGGGCTTCCACCACTGTCAGGCATTCCAGTATATGCTCTTCTTCGCTTTCGCCTTCGTGTTTCATAAATACCCTTAGAGGGTAGAGCACCACTTGCTTTTCCTGCAACACTTCATATTTGTCAATATTGTAAGCCTTTATTACCCTGTACCGGTATTGCATAACGTCCAGGCCCTGCACACTGCTTTTAAAGCCGCTTTTAATATGTTTAACATTGGCAGGCTTCTTTAATACTACCAACACCTGATAGATGGGCAGGTCATTATGCCATTTAATGTAGGTATAATATCTGAGCATCCTTTTTTGCATTTCCGCATTGCTTCTATAGGCAGATTCAAATTCGATGTGGAGAATGAAATTTTCCCGGTTGAGTTTGACCTGGGCCAGATAATCCACTTCTCTCAGGTCGGGTATGGATAATTTTGTGTGTTCAAGGGTGATTTCATCTGCGTCTTTTACAGCGGGCAAAATAAATTCGGCAATACCCCGGTGGTCTTTTTTCTCCAGTATCTTAATAGTCTCATCATAAGCCTGAGGCCTTGTTTCGTATGACATGTTCGCCTCCTGTTTTTATTATATCATGTGGCCAAAAATTGTAACACAAAACCAAAACATTGGGGATAAATAATTTTATTGGTTCTTCAGCAGTGCTTCTATCTCCCGCTTAAAACCATACTTCTGAAGGTATTCCACCAGGGCCGCTTCCATGATTTCTCTTTGGGTAACATTCTTTTCCCGGCTAAATTCTCCTGCCAGCTTGGCCACCATATCACTCATATAGATGGCTTTTGTTCTCACCAGCCCCGGAACGGCATACTTCGGTATTTTGCCATCTTCTTTGACACCGGATAGGAGCTGGTAAATATCATCCCTCTTTTCATACAAAAAACGGAGGAAGGGAAGGTATTCATTTATACCTTCCGGCACCTTTCCACCCGCTGGTTGATTAATTGGTTCCTGCGGTGGAGATGCTGCATCATTAACATCTTCCACCTTGCCTACCATTTTAATATAGTTATTTTTATAAACATTCCACTCATAACCTTTGTTTTTCATGTACTCGGCCATTTCTTTATGGTCTTTAAAGCCTTCCTGTTTGGCCACCACCCTGGGGTCTATGTCTTCTTCTTCAAAGGCGGTAATAATGCTGACCACCTTACCCGGAGCGTAACTTTTAGGGTCCGGGGTTAATTTCTCTACCCTGGTGTAGGCCGGGATATATTGACCATTCCGGCTGTCGTGAGCAAAATTTTTCCTTCTCATGTACATATCAAGGCTTTTCCAGTTCTTGTAGTTGAGTTCTGCGGCCACCTCATCCCGGGTCTTGAACTTTAACAGCTCCAGTATTTTTTTGACCTTCTCATCGTAAATAGGTTTTTTCTCACTCACGGTTTTCTTCCCCCTTTATAAAAGATTAACTGCTTCACTTAGCTTATTTGTATCCTGATGCAGGTACTTGGTGGTCACCGCCAGGCTGGCATGGCCTAATAGCTTTTGTATACTGACCACCGAGGCTCCTTTTTCCAATAAGTTTGTGCTAAAGGAATGTCTCAAGACATGGGCGCTGATGTCCTTTTCCCAGCCCAGTTTGTTTACAGCTTCGTGGATGCAGTAATTAATATAGCTGTTGGAGACCTTGCCAGTTTTTGATACGGCGAAAAAGCGGTTTGAATCTGATTCCCGGATATGTTCCAGATAGTGAGACATGATAAGGTGGAGCTTATCGTTAATAGGCACATCCCGGTCTTTTTTGCCCTTCCCTTCAATGATGTGGAGCACTTTGTTTTTGAGGTCTACATCCTCCAGTTTCAGGTTAATAATTTCTGACATTCTACCGCCGGTATAAAACATGGTCTGGACAACGGTCCGAATAACCGGGTGATCCATGGCTTTGACCAGGTCATCAAATTCCGCTTCTGTAATAAAGGCCCTTTCCTTTTGTTTGACCTTGACGGGTTCTAAGAGATTGGCCAGGTTCTTTGTGCAGATGTCTATTTTGCAGCAGTAGTTATAAAAACTTTTTAAAATGTATAAAGACCTGCTTCTGCTGGCTGAAGCAATCCCTCTTTCTTTTTCATGCAGCAGGTAGTCCTCAATATCCTGTAATATAATGTCCTCCACATAGACCGGGCAGTTATGCTTTATGGTTAAAAACTTATTAAAGTTTTTTAATTCTATTGCATAGCCCCTGATGGTTTCATTAGACCTATCAATAAGTTCCATGTGCTTTACGAAGCCCTTGATTGCTTGCTTAAACAGCATTTTTCCACCTCCTGATTTGGTAGTAGCATTGTAAAACTATTGTTGGTGATTAGCAAGTTACATTTTACTAATAATTACCTTTTATTTTACCGAGGAAAGTTAAGTTTTTTACACAAAAAAAATTGGGTCAGCCTGTGGGGAAACGTACTCCACAGGCGGTTAATATTGGTTTTGCAAGCGAATACAGCACAGTAAAAAGAAGGCCGGGGATTGGGGTTATCCCTGACTTTCTTTTTTATCGTCCACCGTGGCTATCTGTAAGCTTTCAGAAATATTGGCCTTCAGGTATTCCTGGAATAGCAGCGCCATTATCTCGCCCATGACCGTAAACGTCCAGACTGTAATGGTGGCGTCGCTGAAGAACCTTTTCCTCATCTCACTGGTCCGGCGAATTGTATAGTCAACATCCAGAACCTCCGCAGCCTCAATATGAGCCAGGAGTTCCTCGTAATCGTAAATATTGCGCTCCTGCTGCATGTTATCCGGCCCTCTTTCTTGCGATTTCCGCGTATTCCGGCTCACGTTCAATAGCGATGAAGTTGAAACCTTCCCGGCGTGCCGCCACTGCGGTGCTGCCCGATCCGGCAAAGGGGTCGAGTACGGTCCCACCGGGAGGGGTTACTAACCGGCAGAGCCACGCCATGAGGGTTACCGGTTTAACCGTTGGGTGGGTATTCCTGGCGGGGGTCACCTGACCGTCAACATACTGCGGGCTATCGCAGCAGGGGACCTCGTAATCCGACCGGAATTTGGGTTTGCCGCAGTTAATGCAATACTGATGACGGAAGGCGATCTGCTTGCGTGATTCCTCCAGGTCAATGACATCGCCCTTCCAGTTGGCGTCTTTTTCACGCCGGTGGGCCTTTTTGGAAAGTTCCGGTGAGGTAATATTGAAATATCTACTATAGAATTGATCCGGCTCCAGGGTCACGCAGTTGGCGGGAAATCTACCGGTATGCTTCCCGCCCGGATACTCCTCTTTTTGGGGTACGATGGGAGTGGCACCGGACATCTTACCCCGTCCGTTGGTGCTGATTTCCTCATCGCCAATTCTGCAGCCGTCAATATTTAGCGCCCCGGTTCCATATAACTCCACCGTGTTGCAAATACTTTTTGCCAGAGGTTTCCGGCCCATTATAATTGGCTCGTGGGCTGGCTTTAAAGAGGAACCCCAGCCCTCCCATTGCCGGGCCAGTTCGGTGGTGGGGATAGTCACCGGAACCATCTTGGAAGCCTTGGGGTTTCTGTTCTGGAACGCATACGTTTCCCCCGTCCCCAAACCGGCTGTTTTATACCCCACCACCTCACGCTCGGCCCCGGCTTTCCTGTCAAACATTTTCCCCACATCCATGCTCTTGGGAAATCCGGAAAAGTAAAGCCACTCGATAACGTCCCGAATTTCAAAGCCAGCCAGCCGGAGTGCGATGGTCATAAGGTCCTGTGTTCTGGTCCCGGCGAAACAAAGAATGTGTCCACCGGGTTTTAATACCCGGAAAACTTCTTTCCATAGTAAGGGGGAGGGCACAAACGAGTCCCATTCCTTACCCATAAATCCCCGCTTTGGACCCTGGTACACCTCGTCGGCCATCCACCGGGACAGCACCTCCCGAATATCCGGCTCACTTGAAAGCCCGTAGGGTGGGTCTGTTACACAAGAATCGACGGAATTATCCGGAAGGGCCTTTAAGACCGCATAACTGTCCCCGACAACAATATTATTGATTAGCTGCAGATACTCTCCCAATTAACACACTCCTTTTAAAGTCAGGTAGGATGCGGTAAAGATAAGCACCACAGCATCGTAAAGGGGGAAGTATCCATTAATAATAAATAAGAGGGAACGCATCACCGCGATTATACCGACCATAATCGCCAGAACAGTCATAATCGTCATCTTTTTGCCCCCTTTAACAAATCCTCGGTATATAAAATAAAAATCACCATGGCCAGTAACTGTACAAATGGTTCAACCCATCGTTCCACCCCGTTAATCCGCCCTTTCTGTGAGGAGTCTGGAATTTTATCTGGAACTTACCCGGACCGTCTTTTTTCTACCGTTCAGCCGGTACGGATTATCTTTGGAAAAATTATTTAGATCAATAGATGGCTCCCTCCGGAACCGCAACCGTAGCTGCCCGTCGGAAAGGATAGGGTACTCGGTATTGGCCACTTTATCTGGATGGGTATCTTTGAGGTCGTCCATCAAAATATAATCAGCCAGGATGGTTAGCTGGTCCGGGTCAGGTGATTCCCCGGTTTGCTCAATATAGGCGTCGGTAATCACCTGAACGGCCTGACAGCGCCAGGAAGTTGGCATATAGGTTTGCACCAGGTCCTCCACCTCCCGCGCAAATACCCACCGGTGGCACGGGCCTTTAAATTTACCGGCATAAAGGTCAGCTTGCATGCCGCACCTCCTTTAACCGGTTAGTTAAGGCTATTTTTTTAACTGCGACTCCAACGTGGTCTGACACAGCTTGCTGGCTGATATTTAAAAGCATGGCCACATCCTGCTGGGTCATGTCCTCCACAAAAACGAGGTAGAGTATTTGACGCTGCCTCCGGGTAAGGTTCGCATCCCGCAGGGACCTGTAAAAATCCAGCAACAGAATACTCGCCTCGTAATCCCCCCGCAAAAACCTGGACTCCCGGAGGTAATGGATATGGGCCAGCAGTGCATATATCCCGTAGGCCCTGTCTGTCGGATAGGCATCATCCAGGCGCTTTTGCTTAGTTACCGGGTCCACGGCCCGGGCCATCCTCATCACCTCCAAGATATTTCAGCAGGGTATCAATTTCACGGTAAAGGTCATCAACGGTTTTATCATTGGAAAGGATATAATCCACCTGGAAACGGTCAACATATGCCTCGGTTTCATGGTTAAAATCCTGGACGGAAAAGGTATCCCCCTGGAGATAAGCCCTCGTGAATCTGGTTTTAAAACTGGAGCTTACCCTCACTATAAAAAACCCTTTTTCCCGGAGGTGTTTATATTCATTGGGCTGGCGAAGGTCAGTGATAATTATATGGTCCTCGGGCCAGCACTCGTCCTCAATAACCCGATCCAGGTACTTCACCCACACATCCTGGTCAAATTCCCGGAGGGCTTGTCCAACGCCCTGATATAAGGCCCGGGGCTTACCGTGTTCCAGTAGGTAAGGAAAGGCCCTTTTGCAAATGTCCCGGATTCCGTTGCCAAAGGCATACCGGTTAAACCCATAGCTTTCCTGAAGGTACTCAGCTACAGTGTCCTTACCGGCCCGGATGCGTCCTGTTAGTGCAATTTTCACCCCATGAACACCTCCCCGGTATCGTCAAAAATCAGTTCGATAACGTCGTCCAAGGTTATCCCTCCGTTCCGCTGTTTCCAAGGTGGGCTTCCAATGTCCGGCGGGCGTCGCCCATCTTTTCATCTACCTTGGCCCAGCATTTTAACTGCTCCCACCTGGCCAGCAGGTATTCATATAAATCCAGGTCGTCCTCGTTAAGCCCGGTATTGAGAATGGTATCCTTTGATTCTTTTAGCTCATCCTGGAGTTTTTGGATTTGTGCCTCGAATTCCGCCATCTGCGGGTCCATCCGGGCCAGCACCTCCTTGTAATCAATCACCTTACCCATCTCCGCATTGCCCCCTTTCTCCGCCGCAGCCGTTTGAAGCCCAGGTCCAGAAGGTCCTCCGGCCAGCAGTCATCGTCGACATCATCATCCGGCTCGAAATATGGCCAGCAGTCATTCTCCTCCCATGCCCTGCGAAAGCAGTCGGCGCAGGGTTGGTGATCCACGGCCCGGTTCCCATATCGGCAGAACGCACATTTCGACATTTTCCTCCTCCTTTCTATAGGTACAATGCGGTTTGGCAGGGGGTATGTGACGTTTGTTTTTGCAGGAAACAAAGAAAAAAACCCACCAATAAAGGTGGGCTGAACTATTGCTTATGCAGTTTTCAAAAGCTGCTCCACGCTTACCGGGAAAAATGGACTGGTAAGCTCATACACTGCCTTCGCATACTCCTGTATTTCCTTCTGAGCGTGACCGTCCAGCCTAAGTTCAAGAAAATAACAGACCGCCTGAAGGCTCGCTGTCCAGTACCACCGGACGTAAAGGCCATATGCGGGAAGGAAAAGCCGGGCTTGCTCCGGGCATATACCGTTTTGCAGAGCTAGATCGTATGCTTGCAAGGCCGTGGTGTTCAAATTTTCCAGCGCCTGGGTAAATAGCTGCCCGCTTGCCGGGTCAATGGGCTGGCCGCTGCCCTGTTTTTTATTCTCCGGGGCAGACCTCCACTGGTGTTTAGCCGGAGTGTGGAAGGTGGGGACCTCGTTAATATATCTCCGGCTGGATTCATTCCAGGCAGTGAAGGGTTCCCGGTGGTCCGATCCGATAATATGCTTCCACCATTGGCGTGCAACCATCAAAGGCGCGTAAACCTCGAACTGCAGGGTAGCGTGCCGGAAGGGACTGGTGTGTCCCTCCCTGGCCAGGTATTTGATAAGATTTTCATCCTGTGCGGTCAGCCCGTGAGATTCCTTATCATAGGATACCCTGGCAGAATTGACCACTGAGAGGTCGCTGCCCATATGGTCCACAAGGCGCACATAGCCCTGGTCTAATACGTCTAGCTTCCTATTTAATGTGGAACCGTTTTGCATCGTATTCCTCCAATCAGTCACTTAGTCATTTATCTAGCAAAAATATGGTTTCCAATTCGAATGGTTATTGGCCTGGACCACAGCCAGGAGTTTCTTGCAATAGCCGGATTCCAGAAAAATACTGCCCCGTAGCTGGGGTCCCATCCTTTTATGGCGTCCTGCGCAGCCCTGTACGCGGTATCGTTGGGATTCAGCCATAATTGTCCGTTGGAAACCACCTCGAAGGCCCACGGTTGATACACCACACCCTGCAGAGTATTCGGGAACTGGCTGCTCTCCAGCCGGTTAAGAATAACCGCAGCCACAGCCACCTGTCCAGTGTAGGATTCCCCACGGGCTTCGGCATAGACCACCCGGGCCATAAGCTCAATGTCCTGTTGGGAGAATACTGCAGTGGATTGACCTATATATAGCTGCTGGCCCGGATAAATCACATAACCGGCAAGCCTGTTGTCCGCCGCAATCTGCCGGTAATCCACACCGAAGGTTTGCCCTATTTTCCACAGAGAGTCACCGCTTTTAACAGTATAAACGGCAGCTGCGTAGGCAAACCCGGAAAGCAGGAACACGCTTACAAGGGTCACGCAGAGTATGAGCATGAGTTTTCGCATTGTCACACCTCCTTACCCTGTGGACCCGAACCCCCTTTCCTCCCGGCCCGTTCGATCAAGCTCTGTTACCTCCCGGAGAGCCAGGTCATGCAGGACAGGTTGAAAAACGAGCTGGGCCACACGGTCCCCCCTTCGTAATACAAGGGGACTGGCCGAGAGGTTAACAAGGATAATTCCAATATCACCCCGGTAATCGGCGTCGACGGTTCCCGGGGAGTTTAATACTGTTATGCCGTACTTTAGGGCCAGCCCACTTCTAGGCCGCACCTGGGCTTCCATGCCTCTGGGCATTTCCAGTGCCAGCCCCGTGCGGACCAGGATCTGTTCCGTTGGCCACAATACGAACTTTTTAAAATCCTTAATATACGGCTCATCGGCTTGAGCTTGGGCCGGGGTGATAACGTCCAAAACGTGGAGGTCAAAGCCACTGGACAGTTCCGTTTGGCGCTTTGGCATAATCGCCCCGGGGTGCAGCCGTTTAACATTGATTAATTCCATATACAGCCCCTTTCTGGGAAATAATAAGGGGACTAGGGGGTATCCGTTTGAATTTTGATTTAACAGCCGAGGAAATCCGGAGCAGCGGGACTTACTGTAGGGAGCTTAAAACTCCCCGCAGCGTATATACTGAATGGTCACTGGAATGGAACAACAGAAACGTTATAGCGGTAATCCATGAGAAGGACAATGAGGTGGCGTCCGCGTTTGACGCCCGGACCTATGAATTTCTCTATACTCACCCAACCACTGCCCGGGGATTTGATCGGTTAGGCACACTTTGAGTACCCGCAGCCACCAAGATCCGGCAGACAGGTATAGCAGCCATCCTGACGTATAAAGGTGGACATGCCGCACTCCGGGCAGATATCGGTTGAGGTTCTACCGGAATGCTTTGCTGCTTTTAAATCCGGTGCGGTATTGCACTCCCCGCTGGGAACCGGCTCGTTTAATAAGGTTAGGACCTTGGCGATGGCGTCCGGCAGGCTGTCCACCCGGTCCGGCCCAAATCCCGCAAAGTTGGCACCGGAAATTCCCCGGTACTTTTTGATGAGCCAATCCAGCTTTTCCGGCTGGGTTAGGTGGCTTATCCGAGGGGATAACATACCTGTCAGAGCGATGGCCAGCCCGTCCGCGATTGCTGAAATATCCGCGCCGGTTTTGCCCAGCTTTATAAATACCTCCTCAACTTCCTCGCTTTCATTCTTATTAACCACCATGTAAGCCTTCCCGAAGGGAGTAGGGGTTTTAATGGTTTCCCCTTTCAGGCGCTGCGGTCGTTTATAAAACCCCCTGCCCTCGGTCCGGGACTTCTCCTGTTCGTTTAGGGTCAGAACTTGCTCTCCCCGGGAGCCATCACGGTATATGGTCATACCGATCAATCCCTGGTGGAATGCGTACTGGTAAAGCCCACGGATGCTGGTTAAACTGGTTGACCCGGGAACGTTAATGGTCTTGGAAATGGCGGAATCGTTATGGCGCTGGACTGCGGCTTGTACGTCCACATGGGCCACGGGGGAAATTTGCACAGAGCCGTCCGGGTCAGTCCCCATTGCCGACACAAAGTAATCCGGCAGCTTTTCACCCAGGTGCTTATCCAGCCATTCTTTTGCTTTACCAAGGTACTCCCTGGCGGACCCCATCCGGGAGGTCCTGGTCCACTCCAAAGCAAAGAAGGGTTCAATACCTGATCCGACGCTATATCCGTTACGACCGGTTTTAGTTGCCGTGGTTCCGGTGGGGGCCTGGGTCAACAGGTGGCTGTTACGCAAACCATAAACCTTAATCAATCCCTTTACGTCATCATCCAAAGAAATCGGCACCCTGGCCTCCATAATTTTCTCATCGTATTTCGGGAACCGGCCCCGGTCTTTAGCCAGCATCGCGGAGGCACGGTAAGCCTCGTTCTTAATGAACCCGTATAGTTTGTCTATAAGATATAGGGATTCCGGGGAACCGTACTTAAGCTTCAGGTCGACTAACAGGTCCGCGAGGCCCATGGTTCCCAGTCCGACCCGTCTCTGGCCCTTCTGTACTTCCTCATTCTCCAAGAGGTAATACGGTGTATAGTCGATAATATTGTCCGCGAACCGGACCGCATCGGCCACCGTCTCCGCCAGCAAACCCCAGCGGATATCACAGCGAATGGGGTCGTAAAATTCCGCGAGATTAATATGGACGAGGTTACATATCCCCCAGGGAGGCAGCGGAACCTCGCCGCAGTTATGCACATAGGCTCCACCGGTTAGCCCTTTGTTGCTGTTGGGCTCGCTGAAATCCCACACTTCCGCGTCGTCAAGCTCGGCTATAAGGATTACAGTTTCATATTCTTTTTCATCTTTAAAAACCTGGCTGGGATTGTAACCGTTTTTGTAACTCTGGATGAACCCGATTTGATCCAAAAACCTCTTATATGACATCCGGCTGATAATTAACTGGTAACTTTGCTTACAGGTGTAGACACCGTTTCTAAATTCATTCTGATGTTCCTTTGTGTGATACCAGAGCTTGGCCTTGATGCCAAACAGCAGAAGCATTTGCTGAACCTGCAAAAGCATTTCCTTATTAATAGACCCCAGCTGGATTTTACGGTATTTTTTCAGGTTGCACCCGTTGGCACTGAATAGCCCCTGTAAAAAATACTTCATTTCTTTTCTTGGAAGCTGCAGCACCCAGTCGGGAATCAGCCTGTTTTCAATCCTGCCGTTAAAAGTATCGGCATATGCAGTACCATATGGAATATTAATTACTGTTTTTCCATTCTGGACATAAAAGGAGTCATCAAATTCCTTTTCTATAATACTAATAACTTCCTTATCCTTTTCCGGCGTGGCATAAATATATTTCATCCGGCCTGAACCTTTGTGGTAACCGCCATCCCCCAGCAAAAATCCCAGAATACGATAATCAATTCCTTCATGGGGATTGGTTCCCGCCCAGGTCTTTTCCTTAATATCTAAAAGAATATCCTTACCTATAAGATTAATGGCCTCACACCAGGAGCCGTCTTTAAGAAGAAACTTGTGCTCCGGGGTGATAACGTATTCAAAGCCGCTTTTGGTCATTAGCCGAAACACCCTTTTGAATCCTGTTTTCCACGCCTTTGACTTTACAAATTCACTGCCGTTCCACAGCCTTGCATTAAGCTGGCTGATTTTCTGCAGCCCGTTTTCCGTTACCATATAGGTGTCTTTATGCAAACAGGGGTTTGTCGCGATATTTTTTTGGTAGTAATAGGTGTTGTTCCAGGGAACCGCCTTTGGCTCCGGCAGCTTGGGATTTAAGACATACAGATCGCTTCCGTCTGAGTCCTGGCGGATCAGCCTTTGGGTAAGCTGCATCCTGCCCCCGTTCATCCTGTCGTAAACCACGAAACCCGGCTCGGCGGAGGCCCAGGCAGACTCGCATATTTTCGCGTACAGGTCCCTGGCCCTGACCGTGTTATAGACCACCACCGGCAGACCCATGCCCAGCCATTCGTGGATATCCTTGCATTGGGTTCCCCACAGGCTGGAATAATGTTCGTTCCGGGTATCTGGAAATATAAGTTTCCAGTCGGTGTCCTTCTCCACCGCCTCAATGAATTCGCCGGTAATCTGGACCGAAAGATTGGCATTCTCAATGTGGCCGGTAATCCTCTTTGCGTCGATAAAATCCAGTATGTCGGGGTGTGTTATATGAAGCTGGAGCATTAAGGCCCCCCGGCGGCTCCCGCCCTGCTCGACCAAGCCGGTTACATAGCTGTAAACCCCTCCCCAGGAGACTGACCCGCTGGAGGTTCCGTTCACCCCGTAGACCTTCGCATATCTGGGACGCAGCGTTGAAAGGTTAATGCCGACGCCACCCCCGCGAGACATAATCTCGGTCATGGTGGCCAGGGTTTCCATAATCCCGGCCCTGGAATCCACTGGCGAGGGGATGACATAGCAGTTGTATGCTGTGAGGTTAAGGTCTTTGCCGTATTGTTCTCTGGCCCCGAGACTGGCCTGGATTCGACCGCCTGGGACTATTCTTTCCTTATATATAGCATCCCGGAGGCGGTCCTTGTATTCACCGTCATACCCAGGGCCATACGAGCAATCGGTGGACATCGCCCCCAGCACCATCCGGTCCACGGCGTCGGACCATCTCCAGTCGAGAGGATAATAAACCCGGCGGAGAGGGACTATATATTCCCGATCCTTCACCTCGCCATGAAAGGACAACGATTCCCCCTGCAGGGCTGTAACCCTTCCGAAGTCTTTCTGGACATGGTCCGGGTCCGAGTCGTCCACCACCGCAACCACAACATCCCCGACTTTTATTTTTGATGTGTCCAGCTCTTTAACCGTGTAACGGTCAAGCTGGATTAAAACCTGGAAAGGAGTTTTATTAAACCCCTCCCCGTATATTTCACGGATAAGACTCATGGTCGTCCCCCTTAAGCTGTCTTATTGCCGGTGTTGTCATTCAAGGGCCGATGCATATCGCAGAAGGTTACGTTTGATGGGGTTTTATCGGCTTCGCAGTCACCACAAGGGCTCTCCTCAAAATACAAAGGACAAAACGGCTGGTAGAAGTAAAAGCAGGACCGGCACAGGCACTCCTTGCACACTTCAAATTTATCCTGCAACTTTAACGACCTCCTCTGCCCCCTCCGGGGTTATTATCCACTTCCGGAACCCTTGACGGTCCACCCAGACCCAAAGCTCCCAATCCATGACGAGAGCCAGGTCGTATTCCTTCATAACCTCCTGGATGGCTGCAACCTCACCCCGGTAGGCTGACCAGGAAAAATGCTTCGTCCGTTTGGCTTGAACAGCCACTATTTTATTTTTACGGATGCCCAGCACATCAATCTTTGAATGGGAGCCAGCCGAGCGCATTACAAGAAATCCATGCTTGGTTAGCTCTTCCATAATCTTGCGCTCGGTTTCAAATCCACGCTGGTGATTTGTCCTGGCTATATGGCGGTACCTCCCCTTTCGTATTCGTCGCAGATAACCCTGTATGGGCAGAAAAGGCACTTGGAGTAATCGGGCGTGGGCACTGTGCTTTCGTATACGTGCCGGGCCACCCTTGCGAATTTATCCAGCAGCCGTTCCCTTTCCCAGTCCGCCACGGTAATACAAAACGCTCGCAAATCCGGACGGGCCTCCTCGCCTTTGTTCCAGTTATCCTTGGCCAGTGACTCGTAGACCACCAGAAACTCCTCCAGGTCAAACAGCATCGAGTATCCTGTGCACTGCTCCCGGTGGGCCGGTTGAGTTTCCTTCATTTTATACGGCCCAATTGACGCAATGGTGGTGGACTTGGTTTTAAACTCCAGCCCGATCAGGGACTTATCCCGCATGTACTGGAGCACACCGTCCATCATCCCGTATATCTGGAACCGTATCCCGTCACGGGTAAACTGCCGGACCCGCTGAATGTTTCTTTCCCAGGCGGGAAGTCCCTCCGCAGTTTTCATTACCCCAAAAAGTGGTTTTTCCAGGTGCTTTTCCGCATATAAAAGGTCGCGCTGGGTTGCCGCATGCACTGCAGAGGCGTTCCGCAGCCAGCGCTTTTGGTATGGGTGAATAATGGTAACATTGCTGGCATGGTTCGCTTTATAAAATAACTCCCTCTCGCACTTGAAGGCGCTGGACGGGGAAAAGGTGACCACGCCCTTTTCAAGCTTTACCGGAGCGTAGTCCTCCGCCCCGTTGCCGTCTATTAACTTTTCCAGTTCCGGGTCCACCGGAAAATTAACCGAATGCATGGCATTAAAATGGCCGGTTATAGCTTTGGCCAGCTCATCCCCCCGGGGATTCTCGGTTATAACATACTCCCTCAGTTGTTTGGCTCCGGAACGATTAACTAAGCTGCTAATCCAAACCACTCCCCTTTTTTCTTTCCCTCGCCCCATCGAAGCATTATCTCGGTATCAACTTTAATGGGAACCTCCAGGGTGGCCGCGTTTACCATGCATGCCTCAAGTTCCATAATTTCCTCCAGGGATATATCCCGGTTTACCAGGAGCAAAGCCTCGTCATGCACCGTGCCGTTAACCCTCCAGCCTTTGCCTCTGGCCTCACAGTACCGGTACAGGTTGATCAGCGCCCGTTTCATAATGTCTGCCGCGCTCCCCTGAATTCGTGCGTTAACGGCTTGCCTCCGGGCTGACTCCACGGCGTGCTTTACCTCCCGGAATTGTCGTTTAATATCGTAAGGAATCTGATATTTCCACCAATCGCCCGGTAGCTGGTCTACGCCTAAAAGCTCACATATCTGCTGGACTGAGGCACCGTACTGGATGGCTTTATTCCGGTGGTCCCGGAACCGGCGCTTGCGCCCATAGAGGGTTTCCACGTATTCGTAGCGTTTGACCCAATCATGGGTATCTTTGACAAACCGGTAAACGTCCGGGTGGGACGAATAGAAGTCCAATATGAACTGATGGGCCTCGTCCACTGAGATTTTAAGCTGATCAGCCAGGGTCCACATGGACGTTCCGTACATAACGGCCAGCAGCCCGGTTTTCATCCGGTCCCGGTACACGGTTTTATCTCCGCATTGCTCGATTGGTACGTTGAACACCCGGCTGGCCAGGGTGGAGTACAGGTCCTGGCCATTGAGATAAGGTTCTCTCATATGGGTGTCCCCGCTGATATGTGCCAGGACCCTCGGCTCAATCTGGGAAAAGTCCATGCCAAGCAGGACCTTACCTGGTGGCGCAATAATGAGCTTCCGGGCCTCGGGAGGTAGGTTTTGAAGGTTGGGGTCCGAGCTGGAAAACCTCCCGGTGACTGCTTTTATCTGATTAAATGACCCGTGAACCCGCCCGTCGGATTTTTTCTGATTGGGCAGGGCTTCCACGTAGGTACTTAGTAGCTTGGTCAGCTCCCGGTACTTTAACAGGTGCTGGATTCCCTCATGGGCGTTCTTTAATCCACTGAGCGCCTTTTCATCAACGCTCCCATTTTTGTTATCCGGGAGGCCCAGCTTACCGTATAACAGCCTGGACAACTGCTGGTTAGAGTTAAGATTAAATTGAGGCTCTACCCCAAAGGACTCCCGGAGCCGGTCCTCTACCTCCGCCAGCTCTGCCCGCAGGGTGGCCCTGTACTCCCCGGCGTACTTGGTATCGATTAAAAACCCGGTCTGCTCCATTTCCACACATACGTCCACGATGACATTCTCCATCTCCCTGTATAGCTTCAACAACTTCTCCCGTTTTTTAAGATGGGACATTTGCCATTTATACAGCTTCCAGGTCAGATGGGTATCCTTGGCAGCATAGACCAGAGCAGCGTCCAGAGGTACATCCGCGAAGGACTTGGTGCCGAACAGTTCGCCGTAATCCTTGCTTTCCGCCACAAATCCAAAGTAATGGCCGTATTTTGTGGCCAGGGCTTTTAACGCTTTGGAGGGTTCGTTATCGTTAAGCAAGGCCATTGCGATCATGGTATCGTGGACCAGTCCCCGTAGCCGGACTCCGTGCCGGATAAACATATGCATATCAAACTTGGCGTTGTGCAGTACCTTCCCCACAAACGGGGAGGTAAGCACCGGGCTTAACCGTTTTAATACCAGGTCACGATTTAGCTGCTCCCCGGAACGGTGGCCCACAGGGATATATACGTGGTAATCCGCATGTGGCAAGGTCAGGGAAATGCCGACGATTACATCATTGTATACATCCAGCCCCGTGGTTTCGGTATCCACGGCAATTATGGTTTCGTGAGCCAGATCGTTCAGGAGTTTATCCAGCGCCTCCCCCGTTTGGATAAGGTGGTAATTACCCGGAGTATTGGCAATCATGTTTTCCAGATAATCCTTATTTTCCAGAGCTTCAAGTGCCTTCCATTCCCGTTCAACCCAGGCCCAGCCCATCTTTTTATACGGTATGGCAACCTCCAGCTTGCCGGACTCCACTGCCGCCTTCACTTTTTCAGCCTTCGATTTATTGTTGGCGCTTTTGGTAATGGCTTTTAGCTCAAATATCCTTTTCCAGGCATCATCCCAGGATTCTTCCGCCCTGGCCTTTGCTTTTTTTGCTTGAGCTTTTTGGGTCCGGGCCTTGGCTGCGTCCCTGGCCTTTTG